GTCTCGGCGTTCTCGATCTCGCTGCCGCGCGTGAACTGGGTCGTGCCAGGGATGGACAGCGCCGAGTGCGCGATGGACGGTCGCTCGTCGGTGGGGTCGCGGTAGACGGTGGCGCGCATCACCACGCGCTTGTCGGACAGTTCGATGATGTCGGTCTGGATGGAGCCCTTCGGGTACTCGCCATAGAAGGCGACCAGCCGTTCGGCTACCGGGACGTAGTCGTCAAGATTGAATGGCATCAGCCGAAACTCCCGTTGAACTCGGGCTGGCCTTCGCGCCACCCGTCAGGTTCGTCCTCAGTCATATCCAGCGGGATGTCGATCCCCTCTTGCCCGCGCTCCCAGCACACATCACAGACGTGCTCGACGTTGAGCCCGAAGCTGACGTTGCTGTAGGGGTAGCCCTCGGACAGGTCACGCCGGCACAGGTAGCAGCGCCGCTGCGACACTTCGCAGGTCGGGGCGTGATCGCCGCCGACGACGGCCGTGCAGTCCATCCGGTCGCAGCCTTCGAGCCACGGGCTCGGGTCCTGGAACCCGGCGAGGTCGCCGCCGTCGTAGCCGTTGGGGTTGATGTTCATCGTCCAGCCTCCGCGTCAGCGATGCGCTGACGGGCGACGCGCAGCACGAGCATCGCCATGTTCCAGCGCGCCATCGTGGTCGGCGCCCACGGTGACTTCGCCGCCGCCGTCTCGTATTCCTCGAGCATGTCGCCGATGACGGCGAGGGCGGGGCTGGGCTTCGGTGGTTCCGATCCCGCGAGCACGTACCGTCGCGGCTGGGTCACGGGGGTGTCGTAGGTAGTTGGGTCGTCGTGAGCGCTACACATGCCTCAGTCCTCGTGCGCCTCAGTGCCTCAGATACCGGGCCGGCCGCTGAGGCACGACCGGCCCGGTAGGTCCCCGAGAACCCTTGTCAGGGGGCGGCGACCCGGGAAGGGGGGCAACCCGGGTCGCCGGTGTCGGGTATGGGAACGACGGACAAGCCGCCACCCGACGAGGGGGGAGGGACGCTCGCGCGTCCCCGAAGGCCGACCCGCGAACCGCGCACCCCCCCAGGATTACGGTGGGGATCGGCCTTCGGCGAGGCGAGAGCGCTCATCGTGGCGAAGCGATAGCGATGACGGCGATGGTGAAGACGTAGGCGATGGCAAGGATGACCAGCGCGTCACGGAGGATGCCGAGCCAGCGGGTCATGTCAGTTTGGCCAAACGCTGCGACAGGAAGATCATGGCGACGCGGTCGCCCTTCTTCTGTGCGCGCCGGAACTGGTCCAGCAGGCGCAGGCGCAGGGCGGTGACGGGCAGGGTCATCGTGTTACCTCCTCGGTCAACCGGCCGTTGAGGAACGCCAGCAGTTGCCGACGCTCCTCCTCTGACGGCACGAGCCCCCGCTCGATCACCGACAGACGACCGGTAGACCACCCGAGTTCTCGCTCTACTGCGCGCTGTGAGAGGCCGAGCGCCTCTCGTAGGGCCTTGTAGGGCGGTGGCGTCGGGGGTGTCATGACCGCGTCGCCACATGATGCAGCCGCCCCATCTTGCACATGACGACCGGTTCGTAGCAGGTGCCACAGAACCCGTGTCCACGCACGCGGGGCGCTGGCCGTCCGAGCGCCTTCATCTGCTCCGTGGTCAACCACGGCCTAACGGGGTGTTCTCGGGCTTCCAACTTGCTGCACGAGTGCTTGGTCATAGGCATACGCTACGCGCTGCTACGCACTATGTCAATACCCTTTATCCACATTCGATGGTACTAGGTGCCGGACACACGAAGGCGCCCCGCCTCGTCGGCGGGGGTCCGACAAGACGGGGCTGGGTCGTGCTGGTTAGCCGCGGCCGTAGACGGTGATCGATGAGTTGGTGTCGAAGTTCGAGCCGTCGGTGACGATGAGGCGGATACGGGCCACGGCGGCCGTGACGTTCTTCCACATGCCGCCGACGCTGTTCATGAAGTTGCCGTCGTTGGCATCGTCGAACGTCTCGCCGATCATGATGCGCGACCGGGACGTCGAGGCGTAGTCGATGATCTCCCACCGCCCTGCCCCGAAGAAGCCTGCAGTCGAGCCGCTGCCAGGCAGGGCTCCGCACTCCATGTAGGTCGCACTGGTGTTCTGCGAGGCGCCGTTGGCCAAGGTTCCGTCATAGCGCCGGTTGAAGGAGTAGTTGCTGCCGGTGTCGATGGCGCTGCTGTCGCCGAAGCGCATGGCGATAGCCTTGGTCGATGCTGTGGCAGAGCGGAACTTGGCGACGACGATGAGGTCCTTGTACGTCGTCGGCAGGCCCGTGATGTTGATCTCGGCCGCCGCCGAGCCGAGGATGGTCTCGGAGATGAAGACGATGGCGCCAGAAGCACCCCCGCCGCCCCCGCCCGAACCGGTGTTGACGATGGTGGTCGTGTCGAACTCGCCATCGCCATCGGTATCGGTCAGCGTCAGCGCGATGCCGGCACCCGGACGCAGGTTCCACGTCCCGCGCTGCATCGTGTTCGACGAGCTCGCGGTGATGGTGCCGATGCCGTCGTGGATGTGGTCCGCGCGGGCCGAGTCGGTCGACGCGCCGGCCGACGACACCTCCGAGACGCGGGTGGCGTTCGACCCGAACGAGACCGACGCACCGCCGCCGCCGCCACTGGTCGAGGAGATGGTCAGGATGTTCGACGATGCCGCGAAGGCGATGCCCGAGCCCGACTGCAGCCCGACGTATGGTCCGACGAGGACATTGGAGCCGTTCGAGGTGATGGTGGCGACGTTGGAGCCCCACGCCACCGACGACGAGTTGGAGCCGGTCGCGGTGAGCACCTGGCCCGACGGCCCCGATCCCGTGGTGCCGAACAGTTCCGAGATGGTCTGTACCGGGCGGACCGGGCGGAACCTCGCGACCTTCATGTCAGACTGCCCGAGACGGCCAGGCTCTCGGCATTGCCGCCGGCACCCGATGGCACGGTCATGGAGCTACCCCACGACGAGGACATCTGCGCCGAGACGACATCGCCGTTGACGACCGAGACATCGGTCGAGAAGTCCCAGCCGTAGCTGTGGCCGTAGGGGAATGCACCGCCGGTCGAGGTGTGAGGACTCGACGCGACGATGGCGCCGTTCAGCAGGATCGCCGGTGTGCAGGTCACATTGTTGACAACGGCCGCGATGTCGCTGGCCCTGAAGGTCACGGTGAGGGTCCCGCTACCAAGCGCGCGGAAGCCCTTGAACGTGTACAGCCCGCCGCCGTACAGGGTGTCGGTGACGTACTCGAGGGAGCCTTGCAGCGGCACGGTCGGATAGCCCGCGGCCGGTGCATCGCCCGAACTGCCGAAGCGGACGGCCGGGTGGATGCCGCCGCCGCCGCCATTGGCCGGCTGGTAGATGATGGCCGACGCCGGGAAGGTGTTGGGGATCGGCGCGGCCGGGATGTCGTTGCTGCTGAGCTCGAGGGTCTTGAGGTAGAACTGCTCGGACACCTGCGCCGTCGAGCACTTGAGCACCCGCAGCCACACGAAGTCCTCGTATCCCGGTAGGTGGCTGGCCCGGAACTGGAGCCGCATCCCGGCCTTGATCCAGTTGACCTTGGCCGCCGGGAGGTAGCACGTCGTGGTGATGCGGTCCATCTCGGTGTCGAGGTCGGCCAGCATCCGGTTGGCGCGGGCCTCGGCCGTCGTGGTCGTCTTGACGTTCGGCCACGACATCGGCGCGTCACGCATCCCGATCCGCGCGAACATCGACTGGTTGCGGACGTAGGTGGCGCCGTTGGCGAACTGGCCGTAGATGCCCGACAGCAGCCGCGACGGGTCGCGCCACAGGACCGTCGCATCGCCATCGCCGATAGCGAACGTGGTGTTGTTGTCGATGTCGGTCAGGACGTTCGACAGGCGGACCATCGACTGGTGCGCGGTGTGGTCCATCGAGCCGTACCAGATGCCGGTCCCCACGCCTTCCTTCTGATAGGCCCAGTAGTTCTTGCCGGACTGCTCGGCGCAATCGGCGAGGACGTCCTGCCCGGTCTGGCCGCGATAGTCGGCGGCGTCCATGTTGACCGGCCCCGCGCCGAACAGGAACTCGACGGAGTCGATCAGCAGTTGCCCATCGGCCTCGTTCGCCAGCCAGGTGACCCGCGCCACGTCCGTCTCGGCGGGCCGGTTGGCGCTGGCCGACGACAGCACCCGCCGCGTGAGGATGCTGTTCTCATCGACGAGGCTGACTTCCCAGATGCGCGCGGAGCCCGTCAGTTCCGACGCGCCGCGGTGGATGTTGCGATCGGCGATGTAGCCGTCGAAGACGTGCGTGTTGGACGATGCGCTGATCTCCGTCTCGGTCGCCCAGATGCGGGTGAGCGGCGGGAAGTCCAACGCCCCGAGCGGGTCGGACACGACCAGCTGCGACGTGCCCACCGAGCCCTCCTCGGCCTGCTCGGTGACGTCGAGCGTGTACAGCGGTACCGACTCGGTGAACTCGACAGCCGGGTCTTCGGCCAGCGGCCGCCATGACGGGCGGTAGAAGAAGCGCAGGCTCACGGTCAGTGGCCGCCGGCGTTGTGCAGCGCGTCGGTACCCTGCGAGCCGTTGCCCGAGCCATAGCGGTTGTTGACGGTCGTGGTCTTGGTCACCGCCGTCACGTTTACGACCGGGCGAGCCGCCCAGATAGCGCCGACGATGGCGCCGGTGCTGGCCGCTACCGACGACGACACGGTGGCCGCGACGTGGTTGTCACCGACCTGCACCGCAGCCTTGGTCGCGTTCGTCGCCGTGATGCCCCGGGTCGTCTCGCGCGTGGTCTCGGCGATCTGGTCGGCCAACCGCTTCTTGCTGTCCTCGATGGACTTCTTGATGGCCGCGTCACCACGCCGGATGTGCTCTTCGTGGAGATGCTCTTGGATACCCGGGCCGAGGACTTGCGTGCCGGGGTTCTGCGCCTTCGCGAGTCTGGTAAGTCGCTCGGGGTCGTTCATCCCTCTCTCGCCGGGTCGTCCCTTGAACGAGTCGGGCAGGGCCGCCGCGAACGCCCTGCCGATGTCGGGCGCTACCGCGACGATGGCACCGGCGACGGTCAATGCGAGCGCACCCTTGAGCAGCCCACCGACACCGCCGCCACCCTTGCCCGGTGCGCCCGGTACCCCGGTGCCAGGCACACCACCGGCACCGACGACGGTGACATTGGCGGCTTGGACGTTCATGCTCCCGACGACCATGTCCTTGAACGCGCCGGCGATGTTGGTGATGAGCCCGCCGGTCAACTTGTTGACCGCGAAGGCGCCGATCAGGATGTTGCGCAGGTCGGGCGGGAGTTTGGAGAAGGCCGACACCATCGCTCCGACAGCCGTGGCGGCTGGTCCAGCGACGGCAGCGATCGTCGTGAACACGTCCTTGATGGCGCCGATGCCCGACTTGATGTTGGCGGGCGACAGCAACTTGCCGAGGTTCTGGCCGAACTCCTCGACGCCCCGCTGGACTTCGGGGTCTTGAAGTAGGTCCTGCAGAGCCTTCGCGACGTTCTTGACGACCGGGAACAGGCCTTGCGCCAGAAGTCGCTGCAGGTCCTCGATGGCGTCATAGAAGCCCTTGACCTGAGCCCCGACGGTACCGCCTTCGGCCTTGAACGCATTGCCGAACCGCTTCTCGATCTCCTTGAGCAGCAACGCCTGAGCGTCATACAGGCGGTTCTGCTTGACGAGACTCTTGATCTGCTTCTTGGTCTTGGCGTCGAGCGGACCGATGACACGCTCGAGGCGTCCCAAGCCCTTGACCGGGTCCTGCAGCGCCCGTCCGACGAGTTGCGCCGTCCCGGCCAAGCCACCCGGTCCCTTGCCGAGCCGGGTGTTGATGTCGAGGATCGCCAGCAGCGCTGGCTTGAACGCCTTCTTGTTGACGTTGGTGAACCCGAGCAGCAGGTTCTCGGCGCTCTGGATGACCTCATCGCCGACGGTCGCGTTCATCGACTCGAACTCTTCGGCCAGCGCCCGGACCTGCGCCGCCGTGACCCCCGCGACACCGCCCGTCGACTTGATGACGGCGTTGGTCTGAGCAGTCTGTTCCTCGAGCGCGACCAGGGAGTCGAGCCCTTGCTTGACGTTGACCGCGAGGATGCCGATGCCGACCGCCCCGAGGGCAGCGGCGCGCTTGATGCCGGTGCCGATCTGCTGCCCCGCACGATAGGCGCGCGACTCGGTGTTATTGAGTTGCGTGTCCAGCTTGCCGAGGGCACGGTTGGCCGTACCCACCTGACGGGCGAAGTTGCCCTTGAGCGACAGGTCGACAACGAGTTTCGCGGTCTCGGCGAGGGCCACCGGCTAGCTCCTATCGATCCGTTGGAGGTTCTTGGTGGCCTTGGCGAAGGCGGCGTCCTCCTGCCGGCCAGCGGCCCGGATGTTGACCCCGACCGTTTCCTCGGCGAGCAGTTGGCGAGCGGCCGTCCACTCGCGCCAGGTCATGCGGCTGGAGGCGCCTTGGCCGTAGTAGCGGTCGACGATCGCGACCGCCGCTTCGGGCTCGACGGCTTCGTGGCTGAGGTCGAGCCGTTGGTCCGCCCACGCCGCGAGTTGGTCTGTGACGCTTGGCGTAAAGGGCGCATCACATCGTCCGAGTACAAGTCGTCGGCCTTGTCGGCCAGCAGCATCCCGCCCTTCGCGTAGGGCAGCGCGTCCTTGACGTTGTCGGGCGTGATGGGGATCAGCTGGCCCGACTCGTCGAGCAGGTTCCAGTCGACCACGCAGCGCAGCCAGATGCGCGCGAGTTGCTCCTGGAGGATGAGCGCGTCGACCGCGCCCGACTGCAGCTGCTCGAGGACCAAGGCGCGGGCCATGAGTCCCTCGACCATCGGCAGGGCCGGAGCGAGATAGACGAGGTCCGCCTCATGCGGACTGCCGGGGCAGTAGCACGCTTCGAGACGGACCTCGACAGGAGCGGTATCGAATGAGCGCATGGGGTGGACTCCTACGGATAGGTGGTCGTGTTGGTCGTGACCGTCACCACCCGGATCGCATAGCCGAGCGTCGAGTTGTACCTGGCCCGGTAGGTCAGTTCATACCCTGTGTTGTTCTCGCCGAACTCGGTGTCGGTGGCCGTGATGAGCCGCATCGGCATCCGGATCGACTGCGAGTACGGGGTGGTGCCGGTGATGATGACCGTGGACGTCGAGCGGAGCTCGATGTAGACCTCGGCCGGCGGGGCGTCGTCGATGGACTGGCGCTGGGCCGTGGTGGCGGTGGTCTTGGCGACACCGAGTACCAGTTCGATCTCGCGCTGGCCACGACCGAAGTTGGCGAGGTTGAAGCGTGACACGTTGGAGCCTGCGGCGGCGCCCTGCGCGAAGCGCTTGGGGTCGTTGTTGGCGGTGACGCGGAGCTCGGCCCGGTGGACCGCAGCGTCGAGGCGAGACGTGCCGATGGCGCCTGACGAGGCGTCGATGAACACCTCGGAGTCGGCGCCGTACACCCACGTCGGATTGCTGTCGACGGAGAGGCCACCGGTCGGGCCACCGAACGATGCCCGTGCGTGGATCGTGTTGAAGTTGACCGTCCACGCCCCGAGGTCCTCGTCGAAGCCCGTGGTCAGTTCGTCCATGACGGACCCGCCGCCGTGAATCCAATCGGTGACGACATCATCACCCCACTGGTACGTCGCATACGGGAAGGTGTCCTGCGTCAATGACGCCGCCTGGAACGTATGGGTGCGGGCCGTCGTGCCCGTGGGGGTGACGGCACCCTTGAGGATGCCTGCCCACAGGTCTGGCGCATCGTTGTAGGCGAGGTTGCCATCCCACGTCGAGGTGAAGTTGGCGGCACCCGCGAACGGCGCGAGGATCGGGTCGAGCGAACCGACGTCCACATCGGGGTCGGTCAGTTGCGGGTCGATCTCGATGGCGCCGCGATACGGGAGTGCCTTCGTGGCACTGGTGTTGCTCGCGAAACTGGCTTGGTAGCCGATCTGTAGCTTGCGGAGCCTCTGCAGGCCGCTGACAGACACGCTGGTACCTCCTTAGTCGCGGCCTACGCCCGACCTTCTCCCTTGCTGACCACGAACGTCATGCGCGTGGCATAGAAGTGACGGACGCTTCCGTCATCCGACGCGACCGGATAGTCCTCGTCGGCGATGGTCACGTCGCTCCAGCTCGAGTTGTCCACGAAGTGGAGCGAGTTGGTGTTGAAGTGGTCGATGATGGCGTCCACCAGCACATCGACCTTGCGGACGGTCTCGACGTTGTCGTACATCGGCCAGACGATGACGATGGGCACCGTCATCACCCGGTCCATGACGCCGCGCGTCCAGTGGATGCGCTCGTCGCGGCTGTCCACGAAGGCCAACGGCATGTCGCCGATGACCGACGGCGGTCGAGCCAGTTCGGATCGCTTCAACAGCGTCGGGTTGGCCGCGATGAACACGTCGAGCGAGGCGACGATGGCGGCCACGAGGTCCTGTCGGAAGGTCGTGCTCACCCTGCGTCGTTCCAGGCCTTGACGATGCCCTCGACGCCGTGCTTGCGGAGCGCATCCTCGGCGGCGGGCACGACGAACGGCTGCGGCTTGGTACCCGGGTGGTTGACCTTGGCGGCGAACGTCATGTCACCCGACGTGGTGCCCTTGCGCGCCCGCCCCGACAGTCGGCGCGAGCCCTCGGACGACGGCCATGCCAGCACGCGCGCCTTCTTGGGCACGATGACGTGCGGCTTGCTACCGAACTCGACCGCCGCCGCGTAGGGCGCGTTGACGTACACGATGGCCAACGTGTCGGTGACGTTGCCTGGCACGATGGAACGGCCGAGGAAGCCCGTCTTGCGCGGCACCTTGGCCTTGGCCTCGGCGATGGTGTCCAGCTGGACTTCGCGCAGCAGGATCGACGTCTCGCCGATGGCCTTCATCCGCGCCTTGAGTTGGCGCATCCCCTTGACGCTCATGGCGACGCCACCGCTGTCCTGATCTTCCAGTTACGGACGAACTCGGCGTATCTCGGCGGCTCGGCCTCAAGGTCCAGCGCCTCGCCGGTCGGTAGTTGCACCACCCCCGACGCGCCCGACTTGGCGTTCCAGTACAGCCACGCCTCGAGCAGCCGGATGGCCCCCACCACGTCGTCGTCGGGGAACGGGTGCCCGATGATCCCGGTGATAACGAGGTCGTTGGGCGTGCCACCGAAGGCGCGCGGGTTGTCCAGGTTCTTGTCGAACCAGTACGGGTCGGCCTTGTACCAGTCGGCGCTGTTCCGGTCGAAGTAGCGCAGTTGCACGGAAGCGGAGATGTTCGGGTCGCGCCGATCGGGCAGGAACCACAGGTTGGTGCCCTCGGTCGAGGTCACCCCGTCGATGGTCACGGTCCGGCTGGGATCGGTGAACGGACGGTCGTGGACCGTCAGCCATGCCTGGCCGTCGGTCGAGTAGGTCGTGCGGACGTTCGACGCCGCGGCGAACACGCGGCCGGTATCACGCTCGGCCTTGCCCACCGCGTCGATGATGCACTGCGCCAGGAGCGCGTCGTCCTGCGCCCCGGTGATGCCGAGGTAGGTCTTGAGGTCGGATACGGTGGGCAGCGGCATTGACGCCTCGTGCTAGGGTGACGTGACCCGATAATCCGGTGTAGCCATTGGCCCCGGTAGGTTGGTCGGCGATAGCGCCCTATAACGGCCTGTCGCCGCCAATCGCGTCGGGTTTACGCTGCGGCTTCCTTGGCTTGGCTGAACAGGTCGAGGAATTGGTCTGTGGCGGTGTCCCATGAGAACGAGCGCTGTACGTGCAGCCTGCCCATCGCGCCCAACGAGATACGCCGCTGGCGATGTGACAGCAGGCTGAGGACGGGTTCGGTGAATGCGCGCGGATCGGGTACCGCCCAGTCCATCCCGTAGCCCGAGTGATAGCGGACGACCTCGCCGTAGGAGTCGTGGAGCGGCGGGACGCATATCCCGCCGTCGCCGACGACCTCCACCTCGGCCGCCCAGCCGGTCGTCACGACCGGTACCCCTGCCGCTAGCGACTCGGCCAGGGTGAGCCCGAAGCCCTCGCCGCCGGTGGTGGTCATGTACACGTCCGCGGCGTTGTACAGGGCGTTCAGCCCCTCGACCGGGAAGCCCTTGAAGGTGTCGTGGGCGTTGGTGAACACGATCCGGTTACGGATGGGCTCGGGCAGTCGGAGTATCTCCTGCACGAGGTCCATGCCCTCGGGGTCGATGGCCCGACAGTGCAGCACGAGGTCCACGTCGGGATCGCCCAGAGCGATGGGCACGAACGCCTCGAACAGCGCGTGGTAGTTCTTGCGGATGACGTTGCGGTCGGTGCGCAGGATGACCTTCCGTCCGCGCCCGATGCCGAACTTGCCCTTGCAGTCGTCCTTGGACCGGAGCGTGTCGTTGTCGAACCGGATCGGCTTGCCCGGTGAGACCGGGTAGAACGTCTCGGTGTCGACGCCGTGGTAGATGCGCGTGACCGGGCGGCCGACGAGCTCCTCGATGACCCGCGCGCCGTAGTCGGACATGGCGACCGGGGTGAAGACATCCCAGATGCCCTTCCATGCGGGCGTGAGGTTGTCGCCCTCGATGGGGCAGTAGTGGTAGACGGGCACCGTGCGCCAGGCGTCGATGCCGCGCCCGATATGACCGAGCAGTCCCGACACGTCGGAGATGACCAGCACCGCGTCGGGCTTCCAGTCGTCGCCCGGGTCGAGGGTCTTCCACACCTCGCCGGTGATGGCCTCGGCGGACCAGTTGCCGCCGAAGCCCTCGCCGTACATATTGGCCGGCCAGACGTGCCCACCGAGCGGACCACGCACTGGCTCGCCGCGGTGGTTGACCGCGATCACCCGGAGGTCGATGCCTGCAGCGAGGAAGCGCGCCCCGAGCGACTCGGTGACCACGCCGAAGCCGGTATGGCTGTAGTGGCCGAAGATGAGCAGCCTCACAGGACCGCCTCGAACATGCGCCGGATCGCCTGTTCCTCTTCGTCGAAGTCGACGACCTCGCGGAAGCGGGCGGCGGCGTTCTCACCCATCCGCAGCCGCAGGTCGGGGTCGTTGTACAGCCGGTCGATGATCCCGGCGACCTCGTCCGGCGACTTGTCGGTCAGGTCGAACGACGTGACGCCTTCCTGCCACAGCGGACCGGCCAGCTGGTTCTTGTAGTACCACTCATGCCCGACGACAGGCCGCCCTACCGCGAACCAGTCGTGGATGACGTGGCCGAACCCATCCGACCATTGCTTGGTGTGCCAAGCCACGTCACTCGCTCGCATCGCGTCTCCGACGGCCGAGCACTTGTTGAGATTGCCAGCGGCGAAGTCGTCTTCGGGGATCGAGCCATATGCGCCGAACACCTTCCAGTCGTACTGCGGCCTGATCCCCGCCACCGCCTTCCAGCCCTCGTAGGCATTGACGTTCTCGGGGAAGCAGTTGACGAACGACGAGACGCGCATCGGCGTGAACTTCACCGACAGCGGGTCAGGCGGCTCGTGGCGGAAGTCCTCGAGGCTGAACTCTTGGTGGACCACGACGTGTGGCTTGTCCACCGGAGCAGGCAGGATGCTGGTGACGATGCCGAAGTCGGCGAGGTCCCAGCGGTCCTCGGCCATGTCGATCGGCGAGAAGCGCACGTTGCCCAGATGCAGGCCGAACTTGGCGCCGACCTCCCGCGCGAAGCGGTGCAGGCCTTCGTGGTTGTGGGCGACCGATGCCATGACGATGTCGGGCTTGAGTTGCCGCGCCTCGTCAAGAGTGATGAGTTTCTGCCAACGGTCATGGCTAGGGTCGTACCGGCCCATGAGCATCTCGCCCATGTCGCCGGTCGGTGGCAGCGTGTCGCTTCCCCACCGTGTGAGGTACTGCTTGGCGACAGCGTCGCCGTGCCAGGCCCGCTCGAAGTTCCAGTAGCCCTGGTCGAACCACTCCATGCCGATCGGGCGCAGGAGCGTCCAGCCGAGGCGTTCGCACAGGAGCTCCAGCGACTCCCAGAGGTCGTGGTGGTGATAGTCGGCGAGGAGCCTCATGACAGGAACTCGCGCCACTGCGCACCGACGGTCGCGACGTCGAACAGTTCGATAGCGCGTTCCCGCTGCTCGGCGCCTCGCCGCGCGGCGTATTCGTGGCTCCGCAGATAGGCATCGAGCGGGATGTGGTGGAGCAGCAGCCCCGGGTTGGCGATGTCCTCCGCCTCGGAGATGTCGGCGACCCACTGCCAGTCGAGCGACGGCGGCAGCAGGCCGACGGCCACCACCGGCACACCCGACAGCATCGCCTCGATGAGCCCGAGCGTGTAGCTGGCCGGGATCGTGCCCGTGTAGAAGTAGGTGCGGATGCGCCGCAGGTACTCCAGCATGTCGGGGTACGACAGCGCCCCCACCCCACCGGGCAGGTGCTCGGAGCCCTTGCCGGCGGGCATCGTCGGTAGGCCGTCGGTGTACTTGCGCCAGGAGCCGAGGCCCGTCGAGTCGCCCCGCGCGAGCATGTCCTGGGTGAGGTTGCCGACGACCTTCCAGTCACCGACATACGGCCCGTAGTCGTCGGGGTACTTGCCGAACCTGATGACCGCATCCTCACCGGCGAAGCAACCGACCTTCTCGAAGGCGTAGCGCTCCTTGGGCGAGTAGCGGACGATCTGCAGCCCCGAGAAGCCCGCCATGAACTCCTCGAGCCTCGGGTCCGACTGGCCGCAGGTGCGCCAGATGACGCGCTTGTGCTTGATGCGCTCCCACTGTCCGCCGATCCAGCGGTCGGGGAAGTGGTGGACGATGATGGCGTCCGCCCAGTCGATGATGTCGTCGTGGAGCGCCGCCTTGCCCCAGTCGATGGCGGGGCCAGGGTCGCCGCGCTCGGCGCGGACCTCGTGGAGGCGGGCTACGAGGTCCGGGTGATGCGGAGCATCTGGGAGAGGGGGTCGGATGCCCTCTCCTTCCGTACCCGGCACCTCGTAGCCGCCGGGGGCGAAGCAGTCGAAGCCCAGGTCGGTAAACATCCGCAGGTCGTCGTACTCGGCGACCGCGTGGCTGGCGAGCAGGACGATATTCATCGCGGCACCGCCTTGAACGGCCCGCCGCCGATGCCCTGCTCCCACGTCACGACGTGGGTCTTGCTTAGTTGCTTGGCGAATGATTCGGGACTGCCGTCCCGCTCGTGCCACTCGCCCTCGATGATGCCGATCTTGGCGAGCAGCGGGCCCTTGAAGAAGCGGTGCTCGCAGCCCTCGCAGTCGGACTTGACCCAGACGAAGCCCTCGCCATTGGTGAGGTCCAAGGCGTCGCGGAGGGTCCATATCTCGACTGACGCTGACCGCTTGTCGCCGGGGGCGTCGAGCCAGGGCGTGATGCTACCGATGTAGGCGTGGGTCTCGGCCACCTCCGATCCGGTGTAGCCATATTCGACGTCGAGACGACCGTAGCCCGTCCACGCTGCCGCATTGACGACCGCCGCGCGGTCCGCCACCGCGTTGAGTTCGAGGTTCTCCTCGAGAAGCAAGGCGTTATCGGGAACCGCCTCAAGGGCCAACACCCGCAGTTCGGGGTTGTCCAGCAGCAGCGGCACCGTCACCGAGCCGATGTGCGCGCCGACGTCCAGCGCCCAGCCGGTCAACCCGGACGGGATGTGGTACTCGTCAACGAGGTTGCCCCACAGCCTATTGCTGGCCCCGACCGTCGCGAGGTCCGATGTGCCGGATCGGGTCTTGAACCTGGCCGGGTTGCCGTGCGGCGTCTCGACCTCGTGTAGCTCGATGGTCTCCGGCTGCTTCTGGCGCCGGATGGCTTCGGACGTCCTCTCGAACGCCGCGTCTTCGTCTTGGGGTTCCACGGCTGAGCGCCTCCGTGTCTGAGCGCAAGTGAGGAGAGCCGGGCGCGGCGCTCATACGCGCCCGGCTCCATGTAATGGGGTCCTCGGCTAGATGCCGATGACCTTCTGGACGCGACCCGAGCGGACGTACGGCTCGGCGTTGAAGCCGAACTCCTCTTCCGCGCGGAACCCGGTGACGTTCTGGTCGAAGCGGTTGCCCGCATCGCTGACGTCGATCCGGAAGCTCTGGCCGGTGTAGATGTCGACCTCGGATCGCTCGATGATGAGCGCCGTGCCGATCTGAGCCGCCGGCCAATAGGCGTCACGTCGGACCGGGACACCCCAGACCGTCGGGCCCGGAGGGCTGCCTGCCGCGCCTGCCGCAGGATCGAACGCCCAACCGCCGGAACCTGACGCGCCGAGTGTCTCGGTCGCCATCTCCCAGTAGTCGGTCGGGTGCATGACCACGCACAGGTTCGACTCCGAGGCGATGATCCCGCGCGCTTCCAGCGCGGAGATGCCGCGACCGATGGCAGCGGCTCGCGACTCGGACGACAGGGTCGTCTTGAAGGCCGCCGGGTCGCCGTAGGCGAGGAAGGCCTGGAAGAAGCCCAACGGCTGGGACGAGCCGGTGCCGTTGGTGATGTAGGTCGCCTCGAGCGCGGCGATCGACTTGGACAGGCGGCGGCGTGCAGCGGCTTCGGCCTGTCCATTGGACTGGCGGAGCAGCTGGTTGCCGACGTCGGCGATCTGGGCGATGGTGTAGAGCGTCGCGGTGGCCCGTGCGAACTGGAAGTCGCGCACGTCCTTGTTGGAACCGTAGGCGCCCTGCAGCAGCGCGGCGGTGATGCCGGTGAGCTCGTAGGGGATGTCCACGCCGGCGCCGGTCACACCGTCGACGACGTTGAACAGCTCGCGGTAGATGTTGTTCTGCGCCAGTGCGTTGACCAGCGAAGAGACGAAGTTGTTGGGCACCACGGCGAGGCCGGTCGCGACGGACGTGCCCAGCACAGCCTTCACGAACTCCTGCGCGTCGGTGTCACCCTGGCGCCGGTTGACGAGTGCCGACAGCCAGTTGACCTCGTTGTACGGGCCGACGCTCTTGACGGATGGCGAGGCGTTG